CTTTAATATGAAAAGAATTTCTAGACATAAACCTAGTCCAACTATCACGGCTTCTGGCGGATGCATCCATTGGAGTGAGATGAGGAAACTAGCTCTATGTGAATCACAACGAGCCATGTCTTTACCAGATGACTTTAAATTGACTGGTAAGTGGGAACAAAGGTCAGAAAGAATGGGGCGTATGGTGCCACCTTTAATGATGAAAGCTGTAGCAGATGCAGTTTATGAAAATGTATTGAAACCATATAAGGAGATAATGAATGGCTGATTTTACTTTTGCACATAGAGAAGAAGGCTTTGATGAACATATCGAAAAGTCTATTCGTGGATACTCAAACTTACTAGAAGATGTAATTAGTCTTTCAAGATACTTTGTTGAAGATGATACTAATATTGTTGATATTGGTTGTTCTACTGGTAAGTTAACTAAAGCTATGATTGAATACAATGAAGACCATTGTTCTGGTGGACAATATATAGGTATAGAGATTGCTGAAGGCTTCTTTAAAGATTTGGAGAATAGAGCAGATGAACTAAAAAAACATCAAGTAGATTTTATACTTGATGATATTCGTAACTATGATTTTGAAAACTGTTCACTAGTTACTTCTATTTTTACTTTACAGTTTATGCCAAAAAAAGATAGATTGAATGTAATGAAGAATGTTTATAATGGACTTAATGATGGTGGAGCTTTTATCTTCGCAGAAAAAACTATATGTCAAAATGCATTAGTCCAAGATATGATTACATTTAATTATTACGATTACAAAAGAAAGTCTTTTGACACAGAAGATATCATGGATAAAGAAAGAACTCTTAGACACATGATGAAACCAAATACATGGGAAGAAATAGAAATCAATTTAGCTAAAGCTGGATTTTCAGATATACAACCATTCTGGAGAAACCATGCATTCGTTGGTGCATTAGCTATTAAATAGGAGTGATTATGAGAAAAAGACCAAGTTTATTAAATGACTACATTAATTTTGTAGATACAGTTACAAGTCCACAAAGTAAAGAAATGGTGGATTTTAAAGATGCATTAGAGATAATGGAAGAACAAGGTATTAACCCATCACGATTACTTACAGCATCTATAGGTTTATCTGGTGAGGTAGGAGAGTTTAATGATATCGTCAAGAAACTTATCTTTCAAGGTAAAGAAATAGATGACGATACAAAGAAACATTTAAAAAGTGAACTCGGTGACATATGTTGGTATATGGCACAAGCTCTAATAGCGTTAGATAGTTCATGGGAAGAAGTTTTTGACATTAATATTGCAAAGTTATCTGATAGATATCCAGGCGGGTTTGATGCATTGAAATCTGCAAGTAGAAAAGTAGGAGATATATAATGAATGATTTTTTAAAAGATATAATTAAGACAACTGGTAATGAATATGCCGCACTAGTTTCAGATGGTATTGAGGGAGCTGATGTAGATAACTTTGTTGATACTGGTTCTTATATCTTCAATGCACTTTTGTCTGGTTCTATCTATGGTGGATTACCAAGTAATAAGATTACAGCTATTGCTGGAGAAAGTGCAACTGGTAAAACATTTTTTGTTATGGGAATGGTCAAAAGTTTTCTAGATGCAAATCCAGAAGCTGGTTGTTTATACTTTGAATCAGAAAGTGCAATTACAAAACAGATGGTTGTGGATAGAGGTATTGACCCAGCAAGAATGGTTATCATACCAGTTACAACTGTTCAAGAGTTTAGAACTCAAGCAATAAAAGTATTAGATTCTTACTTAGAAAAATCTGAAAAAAGACCTATGATGATGTGTCTTGATTCACTTGGTATGTTATCAACTACAAAAGAAGTAGAAGATACTTCTGATGGAAAAGAAACAAGAGATATGACTCGTGCACAAGTACTTAAGGCTGCATTTAGAGTATTGACTTTGAAGCTAGGTCGTGCTGGTGTTCCTATGGTTGTAACTAATCATACTTATGAATCTATGGGATTATTCTCCACTAAAGAAATGGGTGGTGGTTCTGGATTAAAGTATGCAGCTTCTTCTATTATATTCTTATCTAAGAAAAAAGAAAAAGATGGAACAGAAGTAGTCGGTAATATTATACATTGTAAAAATTATAAGTCTAGATTGACAATAGAAAATAAAATGGTAGATGTTCGTTTAAATTATGAAAAAGGTTTGGATAAATATTATGGTCTATTAGAGTTAGCAGAAAAGTATAGTGTTTTTAAAAAGGTATCAACAAGATTTGAATTACCAGATGGTACAAAAGAATTTGGTAAAACAATTATGAGTAATCCTACAAAATATTTTACAGAAGACGTAATGACAATTTTGAACGAATGTGCTGAAAAGGAATTTAAGTATGGAAATGTCGTACAAACCAATAATGAATGAAGTAAAAATTATAGAAAATGTAGCTAGTCCAATGTTTTTGGAGTATGTGAGATTTCAGATGCAAGAGTCGGAGAACTGGAGCTGGCAATATCCAAAAGGTGCACACTTCAGTAAACGGCACCCTAAACTTACATTGATTGATGGAACTGAACAACCAGCTAAAGTTGAAAGACTTGCTGGTATTGCAATGTCTTTATTTCTGATGGTTTATGAAAAGGGTTTACATGGAACTGTATTCCCAGAATTATTGTGGGCAGGAGCAGCAATCAAAGATAAACATAGAGAAGATAATACTCATACTGACCATATGGATGATGTACCAAAAGATATGAAAGTTCTCAAAGTTCTTGGTGTACTAAACTCTGATTGGAAAGAAGAATGGGGTGGTGGTTTTACTTGGAATAATAAAACTTACTATGCAAAACCTGGCTCATTTTATGTTTTTGATCCTAGAGTTCCACATAGAGCAGATAATATTCTATGTGATGAAAAAAGAATAGCAATAGATTATACAGTAAAGGCAATATAATGACATTATTAGACGTAGACGGAAATCCAATTAAAAAAGTAGTTGATGAGTCAAAACTCCCTACAGTAGAACAAATACTACAAGACCCAATTACAAAGAAATTTGTTTTTTTGACAAGTGAAGCTTATCCAGATCAAACTTGTATTGGTCTAACTTCTGAAACAGATTATCATGGAGTTGTCTATAGATATGGTCAAGTTACATTACCAGATGAAAGCAAATTAGATGCAAAAAATAACTTGAATTTGCAGTTCAAATATGATATATTAGAGAATAATGGTATTCCAAAAGAAAAGTTTGGAGAAGAATTTTTTAAATTAATTGGTGATATTTTATACCATATCATCATAACGCAGTCAGAGGATAATACGAGTGAATCAATCAATAGAACGAACAACGCTGAGCAATCTAGTAGCTAATGAAGAATACTGTAGAAAAGTATTACCATTTATTAAACCAGATTATTTTGATGTAAAAGAAGAAAGAGTTGTCTTTGAGGAGATTACAAACTTTGTGGAAAAATACAAACGTATTCCTACAAAGATATCACTAGAGATAGAAGTTGAATCTAGAAAAGATTTAACACAGGATCAACATACAAAAATCGTAGAGATTATTCAGACACTTGATGCTACTGATGTAGACATGGAGTGGTTAGTTGATACGACAGAAAAGTTTTGTAAAGACAAAGCAATCTACAATGCAATCGTAGATGGTATTTCTATCATTGATGGTAAAGATAAGAAACGTAGTCCAGATGCAATACCAAGTATTCTTACTGATGCACTTGCTGTTTGTTTTGACAATGCAGTAGGTCACGATTACTTTGATGATGCAGAAGAACGATTTGAGTTCTATCATAAAATAGAGGAGCGTATTCCTTTTGATTTAGATTTCTTTAATAAGATTACCAAAGGTGGTTTACCACAAAAGACTTTGAACATCGCACTTGCTGGAACTGGTGTTGGTAAATCTTTATTCATGTGTCATATGGCTGCTTCTTGTTTATCTCAAGGTAAGAATGTATTGTATATTACTTTAGAAATGGCAGAGGAACGTATTGCAGAACGTATAGATGCAAATCTTATGAACATTTCTATGGAAGACTTGCATGACTTACCAAAGAAGATGTTTGATGATAAGATAGGTAAGTTACAAAGTAAAACAAATGGTAAACTGATTGTAAAAGAATATCCAACTGCAACAGCTCACTCTGCACACTTTCGTGGATTGATAAAAGAACTTGCAATCAAAAGAAGTTTTAAACCAGATATGATATTTATTGACTATCTAAATATTTGTGCATCCTCTAGATTGAAAGGAGCGACTAATGTTAATTCGTACACTTATATCAAATCTATTGCAGAAGAACTACGAGGGCTTGCCGTTGAATGTAATGTTCCAATTATGTCGGCAACACAAACAACGAGAAGTGGATTCACCTCGTCAGACCTCGGCCTTGAGGACACATCTGAATCATTTGGGCTCCCAGCGACGGCTGATTTCATGTTCGCCCTCATATCCAATGAGGAACTCGAGGCGTTAAATCAGATTGTTGTTAAACAATTAAAGAACAGATATAACGACCCTACTGTTAATAAAAGATTTGTTTTAGGTATTGACAGAAGTAAAATGAGGTTGTATGATTGTGAACAGAAAGAACAAGAAGACTTAGTAGATAGTGGCCAAGATGAACCAGTTTTTGACAAGACTGACTTTGGTGGAAAGTATGATAAGTTCGCTGCCATAAAAGATTTTAAAGTATAAATAATACATAACTATATCTAAATGGAGATGTTGATGCAAAGATACGTTAATCAATTAAAACCTCGCATGCTTTCGCATTATAATCCTCTAGAAAAAGTAACTCATTACTATAAACTTGTAGAAGCTAAAGACTATGATGGTTCTGATGAACATCAATTTGCAGTAGAACTTGTTGCAGAAATTGATGATAGCATTAGTTCTATAGATGGTGAGATTAGTAAAGATACTAGAAGTGGTAAAACAACTGGAAAAAGATTAGGTATCCAAGTTGTACTAGACGATAGTAAAAGAATAGCTTTTACAACTATGGCTAAAGATATTGTAGGAAAAGACTCATCACTAGAATTAAAACAAGCCTCCTCATCGCGAGCTAAAAAAGATTTTGTTTTTAGACATAAAGATATGGACAAAGATATTTATGTTCAGACGAGGCCTGATGGTAAAAGAGGTGGGGGTGCCAAAGCAGATCCAAATGAATTAATGACTGCAGCTTTATGTACTTTACCAAAAATACCAAAAGTAGTTACTATAGAAGAACTTGACGCATTAATAGAACAAGTAAAGGAGATTACTAAGTCTGGTAAAATTATTGGATTTACTGCACTTGAGGTTGAGGCATTAGAAAAAGATTATGGTAATTTATGTCAAGCTATTTCTGCTGCAGAGATAATAATTAAAGAATATGGTGGTGGTGCTGATAAAGTTTATCTTACTGGAAAATCTTGGGATGATGCAGTAAAACAATTTCAAATTACAAAATATGGAATGCAGGACTTTAATGCATCAGATTTCATTACACAAAAAGGTAATAAGTTTTTAGGTGTTTCTCTAAAGAAAAAACTATCAGCAACAACAGCAGACCCTACACTAATAAATAAAGGGTTCTCGACTATGATTAAAGGTTCAGAATTTGATGTAGTTCGTAAAGAACTAGATGATGCTGCAGGAGAGTTTTATGTTCGTTTAATTAGGACAGCTTGGAGGTTTCAGAAAACAGATACTAAAAATTTTACTAAACCTGCAAAACGAGCAGTTGATAAAGATGGAAATGAGTGGTTAGATAGTTCAATGATAAAAGAGTTAGGTAATAACGCTAAGGGTATTAACACTAGTAACTGGAAAAACTTTGTACAGAAAATACCAAATGAACTAGTAAACCACCAATTAAAAAAGAGTAGAAGTTGGTTCAAACCACTAGCTGATGTGGTTGTTAAAAACTCTGATTTGTTTGGTGAACAATTACTCCAACTTATTTTTAAGATGGATTTACAAGATTTGAAAAAGTTAAACTTTGATTTTGCTCTAGTTACTGGAATAGGAAGATATCTTGTAAAAGGCCCAATAGTAGAAACTGGTGAATATAAAAGTGTAGATACTATGGTTGGAGCCCTTGACAAATTATTTACTTCTGGTAAAGTAAGAATGATACTTGACCCTAAAAGGACACAAGCTTATGAAAGGGGTGCTACTGCAGCACAATTATTTTTTCAGTTATTTGTTGGTAATACACCAATTAGTGATATAACATTAAGATATAAGGGTAACTTTAGAGCTGCACCAAACTTTCTAGCTACACCTACAAAGGAATTTAAAGAGTTGTTAAAAAGATGATTAGTTTTTTAGAATTAAATGAAGATAAGGGTGGTAAG